TAACTGCCAGTGCAACTTTGGCGGCAACATCATTGTTGGCGACTTTGAAATCGGCAACATTTACACGTTTGACTTAGAAGTCTACGCGGACAACGACACGCCTCAAAAGTGGTTGCGCTCATGGCGTGCCCTGCCTACTGGCCAGAACAATCTGAACCGTAGCGCTCACCACAGTCTGCAACTGGACGCTGAGACTGGTGTGGGCTTAAACAGCCTGACAACCGATCAGAACGTCTTTCTCATCACCGAAAGCGGCCTTCGCTTCATCACCGAAAGTGGTGAGCCTATCGTGGCCGGCGTTGAGCAGATTCCAACGCCTGCGCCGCAGGTCATGCTGCGTTGGTCAGACGACGGCGGCCATACGTGGTCTAGCGAACACTGGACGTCCATGGGGCGCATCGGCGAGTACGGCCACCGCACGATCTGGCGCCGCCTTGGTATGACGCTCAAGCTGCGCGACCGTGTGTACGAGGTGTCAGGCACTGACCCAGTCAAGGTGGCCATCGTAGGCGCTGAACTTCACGCAAGCCCGACAAATGCCTAGTAATACCACTCAAATCCCAGCCCCACGCGTGCCGTTCATGGACGAGCGCACGGGCACGATTTCGCGTGAGTGGTTTCGCTTTTTAAACAACCTGTACACCATTCTTGGCGGCGGTAACGGCATTATCGGCACGATCAACGGCGGCACAGGTACAGACGCAACGCCTACAGATGGGCAATTGTTAATTGGCAACGGTGCAGGGTATACCCTTAACACTTTGACCGAAGGCACAGGCATTGGCGTGACTAATGGCGCGGGGTCTGTAGCTGTCAAGATTAAAGACACCGGCGTAACCGCAGGCTCATACGGCACAGCGGCCAGTGTGCCCAACTACGCAGTCAACGCCCAAGGTCAGTTGACCAGTTCGGCTGCCGTGGCCATCGCCATCAACGCATCGCAAATTACAGCGGGCGAGTTGCCAATCGTTCGCGGCGGTACTGGCGCATCGACTGCTTCAGGCGCCCGCACGAATCTTGGCCTTGGCACAATGGCTACCCAAAACATTGGTGCAAATGGTACATTTACCACTGTAGATTTAAAGACTGTTACCGTTGTAAACGGTATCATCACAAGCATTGTTTAAGGAACGAAAATGACCGTCAATATCTCCGCATTTGCAGGCGCTGGCGCACAATTCTTTGACGACAACGGCGTGCCTTTGTCTGGCGGTCTGCTCTACACTTACGCAGCAGGCACAACATCTTCGTTGGCGACTTACACATCTTCCACAGGTTTGTCCGCCCACTCCAACCCTATCGTGTTGAACGCCGGCGGACGCGTCGAAGAAGAAATCTGGTTGACTGGCGGCGCCAGTTACAAGTTTGTTTTAAAAGACGCTGACTCAGTTTTGATCGGTACTTGGGACAACATCCCTGGTATCAGCAGCGCAGACGTATTGGCCAGCAACTTAGCCAATCAATCCAATATTGCACTGGGCGACGCCCTAATCGGCTTCAAGCAGACTTACGCCTTGGGCATCATGCCTGGCGCGGTCGGCAAGACCTTGAACGACAAGATGCAAGACTTGGTATCTGTCAAAGATTTTGGCGCTACCGGCAACGGTACGACAGACGACACGGCCGCCATCCAAGCGGCGATTAACTTGGCTGACCAATACGGCGGCTGCGTTTACTTGCCAGCAGGCACTTACAAGATCTCTGCGGCGCTGACGTTCTCCATGAACAGCGGCACAGACCCGCTTAAGCGCCCCTCTATGCGCGGCGACGGCATGGCCGCTACGACCATTTACCAAACGGCCAACGCCAACGGTATTGAAGTTGTTGGTTACGACGCTAACCCATCGGGCTACTGTTTGTTTCAAGACTTCACGCTGTACGGCTATCAAAAGAACAAGCTGGGCTTCGCGCTAAAAGACATTGCGTTTGTCACGATCGACAACGTCTACATTGCAGGTTGGGCCACGGGCCTTTACGGCGCTAACGTTTTGTCGTCTACGTTCAACGACTTGGTGATCCGTTTTAACACCGGCGGCTTCTACTTTGAACCCAACGCCACATACGGCTTTGTGTCCGAACCCAATGCAATCGCAATGACCAACTGTACTGTTGGCAACAACGATGCGTATGGCGGTAAAGTGATCGGCGCGGGCACGTTCAACTACCTTGGTGGTTCAATTGAAGCCAACGGCTTTGGCACTGACTTGTCCAGCGGCAAATGGGGCTTGGCTTTGGTCGACGTTGGCGGCCACATCGCCCAGCAGTCTGCTTGCGGTTTCAACATCAGCGGCGTGTATTTCGAAGGTAACGGCGGTCAAGCGCAGTTCCAAGTACAACAGACTGTCTCACGCCCAGGATTGACCGGCGTGTTGAACGCCTGTAGCTTCACGGCGCTGGGCACCAGCTACCCCGCGCAGCAAGTCTATTTAGCCGCTACGCTTTCTAGTTACGCATTCCCTATCACGTTTGAAGGTTGCGGCTGGGCGGGTCTTGACGGTTACACAGCAAATGCAGGCCGCCCCACAATCAACAACGTCGGCGCGGCGTTTAAGTTGGCACTTGTCGGTGCAAACTTTTACAGCGCAGTTGATCAATACAAACAAGGCGCTCCCAACCGATTCGAGGGCGTTGTTGAAGCGGCTGTTTACGCTGACTTGACTGGCACACCTATCGGCGGCGGTGGCGGTGGTGGCATTTTGCAATCTGTATTGACTGCTGGCAACATCTCTTCATTGAATGGCATCTTTGGCGGCAACGGCACAACGACTGGCGTGGTCGTAGGTACAAATACTTACGGCGGCGTGCCATTTGCGGGCATCGGCGCTTATGCCGCACGTTTGTATTTGGCCAACACTGCGGCCTTGTCAACCACTTACGCAGTCGACTTTAATGGCGCAAACTTTCAGCCTGCCGTTGACTCAGGCGCTGCAACTGCGCTGACCCTTGGCGGCGCGTCAAACAACTGGAACGGCTTCTATCTGAAGAACGCCTTCACTTGGAACGGCTACGCTATCCCCGCGCCTACTGGCTCAACAACCCTTTTCCTGCGCAACGACGGCACATGGGCGGCGGCCACAGGTACAGGCGGCGGTACAGTCACTAGCATCACCGCTGGCACAGGCTTGAACGGCGGCACGATCACATCGTCCGGCACGATCAGTTTGGCGGCCACAACAGTGACCGCTGGGTCTTACACCAGCGCCAACATCACCGTGGACGCGCAAGGTCGTATCACCGCAGCCGCTAACGGCTCGGGCGGTTCAACACCTACGTTGGCTGCTGTGACTGCTGCTGGCAACATTACCAGCTACAACGGCATCTTTGGTCAGACATCGTCTGGCAACGGCATCGGAGTGGGCGGCGCAACGCCAGGCGGCGCGATGGGTATTTCGACCTACGACGGCACAATGTTCCTGACAAACAACGGCACTGCGGGCACTCCCCGCGCTGTTGATTTTAACGGCGCAAACTTCCAACCTAGCGCGGACTCAGGCGCATCAAACGCTTTGGTGTTGGGTGGTGTATCACGCCGTTGGAACGGTTTTTACCTGAGCAATACGTTCACTTGGAACGGCTACGGCATCGCGCAGCCAACAGGCGACACAACCAAGTTCTTGCGTAACGACGGCACATGGGCAGTTCCTCCATCATCGTCTGGCGGCGTAACTAGCGTCAGCGGTACAGGTACGGTTTCTGGCTTGACTTTAACTGGCACGGTCACATCGTCAGGCAGTTTGACCCTTGGTGGCACTTTGTCGCTCACCGCAGCTAACGTCACGTCCGCACTGGCTTCGGCCAGCACAGTGACAATCTCTGGCTCGACATACCAGTCGTCCGGCAGCTTGGTCGCGCTGGGCAACAACAGCGGCACTTATGGCGTGTTTGTCAACGGTAGCACAGCGTTTGCACCTAACATTGACAATGTCATGGCCTGCGGCTTCTCCAGCTACCGCTGGACTGTCGTGTACGCTACGACCGGCACGATCAACACGTCTGATGCAAACCAGAAAACTGAGATCGCTGACTTGACAGAAGCCGAGTTGGCTGTGGCCCGTCGCATCAAAGGCTTGTTCAAGACGTTCAAGTTCAAGGACGCCGTGGCATCCAAGGGCATCGCAGCGCGTAAACACGTTGGTGTGTTGGCGCAAGACGTGCAGGCCGCCTTTGCGGCTGAAGGCTTAAACGCTGAAGGCTATGGCATTTTCTGTTCGGACGTCGTGGACGGCGAGACTATCCTCGGCGTGCGCTACGAAGAGTTGCTGGCCTTTGTGATCGCGGCAATGTGATGCAAGTAACCTACGGCAAAGGGTTTGAACTTCAAGCGCCCCTTCGGGAGCGCGTGGAGGTTTTGCAGGCTGAGGTTTCTAAACTGCCTCAATACGAACCTGAGACAAAGCACTATTTTCATGGCGGTATGTACTGCCGTGAAGTGTTTCGTGAAAGCGGCGTCCTTGTCGTAGGTGCAGTTCACAAAAAAGAACATTTTTATTTAATTGTGTCTGGCACGGTTGCCATTACAACAGATGACGGCGTTGAAGAAGTAACTGGCCCTCATTTGTTTATGAGCAAGCCTGGCACAAAACGCGCCGTGTACGCCGTCACTGACGCGCGCTGTATGACTTTCCACGCTATCGAGGCAAAAACTGTTGAAGAGGCCGAGGCCGAATTGGTTGAAGAAGAGCCAAACAACATGTATAGTCACGGTAATCTTATCAAACCCCAACTATTAGAGGTGCTGCCATGACATTTTGGGTAGCTGGTGCTGTCGTAGGCAGCTCATTAATTGGCGCTAACGCCGCAAATAAGGCGTCTAGTACGCAAGCTGCTGCGGCTGATCAGGCCACGCAACTTCAACGTGAGATGTTCAACAAGCAAGTTGAACTTCAAGAGCCATGGCGACAAGCTGGCGTTAATGCGTTGACTAAATTGCAATCTGGCGATGTCATGGGGAGCATGGATCCTAGTTACAGCTTTAGATTTCAAGAAGGTTTAAAAGCACTTGATCGTCAAGCCGCTGCGCGTGGTGGTTTGATTAGTGGCGGCGCTCTGAAAGCCGCCCAGCGTTATGGCCAAGACGTTGCATCAACTGAGTTTGGCAACGCTTACAACCGCCTTGCAGGGCTTGCTGGCGTGGGCCAAACAGCCACAAACACATTAGGCAGTGCGGCAGGCCAGTTTGGTGCTAATGCAGGCAATTTAATGACTAGCGGCGCGGCGGCTCGCGCATCTGGTTATGTTGGCGGTGCTAATGCACTAACTGGTGGTTTGAATCAATATTTGAACTACACCCAAGGTCAAAATTTGCTTAACCGATTAGGGCCTCAACAAACTGGTGGTAGCCCAAGCAATGCTCAAATTGCTGATATGTACAATTTGAACGTGGGGTAAAACATGGCACTTGATCCAAACATTGCTCTTAATGTTCGCGGTATTGAACTGCAAAATCCTTTGGCCCAATACGGCCAAATTGCATCAATTCAAAACGCGCAAAATCAAAACGCGCTGGCTCAATATCAATTGGGCGCGGCTCAACGTCAAGATGTTGCACAAAATGCTTTATCTGACGCATATAAAGCTGCTTACAACCCAGAAACAGGCGGTATTGACAGCGGTTTGTTAATGCGCGGCTTGGCAGAGCGTGGTGCTGGCCATTTAATTCCTGATGTTCAAGCAAAATTGTTGACCACGCAAAAAGAACAAGGGTTAATTAAAAAAACCGCTGTTGAAACAACTGGTCTTGAATTTGACCAACGTGTTAAAAAAGCCAATAAAGCTATTTCTGATATTGCGGCTTTAAATACTCCAGAAGAAGCTATTGCAAGTATTGACAAACATCTTGCTAATGGTGACATTGATAACGATAAAGCAAACATGCTCAAAGGTCAGATAACATCTGCCCCGTCATTTGGTGCTTGGCAAACAAAAATGTTGACCAACATTCTTGATGCTAAAGGTAAATTGGAACAACAAAGAATTACCACCAAAGACACTGATCGTGGTGGTTACATTGAACGTCAAACTTATGATGCACAAGGTATGCCTGTTGGTGCGCCCATCAAATTGCCAAAAACTGCAACCATTGGCGAACAAACTGCCCAAGGTCAGCTTGGTTTGGCAAAACAAAAGTTTGCATGGGAGCAAGCAAACCCAGGCTACGAACTCAAAGAAGATGCCGATGGCAATTTCTTTGGAGTCAACAAACGCACACTGCAAGCCTCGCCAGTCACTATTGCTGGCACTACCGC